GTAGTGTTTAATCTTAAAGCATCATAACCAACAGCCGTATTATTGGCACCGGTAGTGTTATCTCCTAATGCCTGATTACCTACTGCTGAATTAGAAGACCCGGTTGTATTATCCCTTAATGCTTCGTAACCAATACCAACTAGATTAGCACCAGTTGTATTTGTATATAACGCTGTTCTACCTACTGCTGTATTAGGTGTTCCAGTGGTATTTGCATAAAGTGCAGCACTTCCAACGGCAGTAATGTTAGATGCCGTAGTATTGCCAGATAAAGTATCAGCACCTATACCTACGTTGCTGCCTCCAGTAGTGTTGGCATCAAGACAGGACTGCCCCATTGCAGTATTATCTGCACCGGTTGTATTCGACAGTAGAGCGTGTCTGCCACATGCAACACCATTAGCAGCGGTAGTATTTGCTCCTAATGCACCCTGACCAATAGCGGTGACGTTACTCGCTGTAGTATTCGCATCTAATGATTGGTATCCAACGGCTGTATTAGTAGCACCGGTTGTGTTAGCGGCTAACGCGGCATAACCAACCCCGGTATTGCTACTTGCTGTTGTCGCCGTCACCAGCGCATTATGACCTACAGCAACATTATTTGACCCTGTAGTATTGGCACCTAACGCAATCTCTCCAAGAGCAGTGTTAGAACTTCCTGTTGTATTGGCATCTAAAGCAGCCGATCCACAAACCGCATTATAGTTTCCGGTTGTTATGTTTAGACCAGCATTATACCCAAAGCAAGCATTATGGTATCCAGTTGTAATTGCCTGTCCAGCATTTTGTCCAACTCCAGTATTATTAAAACCTGTAGTATTTGCGCCTAATGCATGTGAGCCAACAGCAGTAATACCATAACCTGTTGTATTAACATCTGCTGCTTGAAAACCAACAGCAGTATTATTACTTGCTGTGGTATTTGCGCCTAGGGATAAAGCACCAACTGCTACATTTTGCGCTCCAGTAGTACTTACAAGTAAAGAATTATGACCAACAGCAGTATTACTGGATGCAGTTGTATTGGCTGCACCGGCGTAACGACCAAGCCCTACATTCGCTGTGCCAGTAGTATTTGCAGATAATGCGTGAAGACCAATGGCTGTATTATCGTCGGCAGTTGTATTAGCGTCTAACGCGCCATGTCCCATCGCTACATTACCATCACCAGTTGTATTCACATTCAAAGCAGCATAACCAAAAGCGTTATTAGTTACTCCCTCAGTGTTATCACCTAATGAGTCATAACCCAAAGCATTATTATAAGAACCAGTTGTATTAGCCGTTAAGGCATCATAACCAATAGCAACATTACTATCTCCAGTCGTAATTGCATCTAATGCTGTAGTTCCAACAGCCACATTTGAAGCAGCAGTATCAGTAGCAGACGAAGGATCATTACCCAGCCAGATAGAGTTGTTTTCTACTAAGGCGTCTGTTAGATCATTTATAGATCCTACCGTAGCACCACCAGCAACCAACTGAACGTCAGTACCAGCGTCATCAGTAAAATAGAGTTGGTTTGGTGTAGCGGTTTTTACCCAGAGTTGCCCGTAAGCAGCAGTATCTGAATCGGCAGCAGACTGCTCTTTAAGCGTAATTGCGCCCTCAACCGTAAGTGCTGTTTTCGGCGATGAAACCCCAATGCCGACTTTGTCCGTAGACATATCAGCATAAATTGTATCGCCTATATTAAGTTGCTGATCGGCAGTTGCAGAAGGTGCATCTATTAACTTACCTATAATTATATTATTGTTGCCGGTAGTTATATTATCTCCGGCGCGATCACCAATTCCTACATTGTAGTCGCCTGTAGTAACTGCTACTAAAGAATTATATCCAAGCGCAGTATTACCATGCCCCTCAGTAAGGGCCAACATAGAAGAACGCCCTATAGCAGTATTATAAGTTCCGTCTTCAAGAACATTCATTGCGGTAGCACCAACAGCCGTATTGCCATCGCCTGCCGCCGAATTACCACTAGACCCCTGCATGGCTTGATTACCAATAGCAACGCAATTAACGGTTTCAGTACCATACCTATTTGTATAAGGGCCGATCATTACATTAGCAGTGCTACCAGCAACAGCGGAATAATGGGCATGGTGACCAATTGCTACATTACTACCGCCAGTAGTAAGGGAATAACCGGCCCCGGAACCAATAATTACACTATCTGAAGCCGTAGTAAGCGCGGTTGCAGCGTTATAACCAATGGCAACATTGTCATCACCTGTTGTAATGGCATCCAATGCAGTAGTACCAATACCTATATTTTGACTAGCAGTATCAGTCGTTGCAGTGGGGCTGCTACCCAGCCAGATGGAACTGTTTTCAAGCAATAGCGACACACCATTGTAGGTACTGGTCGTTATTGTTGCCCCGGTTACTCCCGGGGAGGTTAGAGTTTTATTAGTTAAGGTTTCAGAGCCTGTTAATGATACGAAACTCTCACTTTGCAATGCTGTATTAAATTCTGCTAGTGAGCCTGTAAGAGTATTTGTACCCAGATCAATAGATTTATTTGTTAATGTATCTGTGGTGGCTTTTCCAACTAACGTATCAGTAGCGTTTGGTAGAGTAATCGTCCTGTCTGCTGTAGGATCAGTAATAGCTAAAGTAGTCTCGTAAGCGTCTGCCGTTGCACCTTCAAAGACCAAAGGACTAGCACCAGCAAGAACCGTTCCAGTAAGATCAGCCGTTCCCGTAAATGCACCTGATAACGTACCCGCATTAATTGTAGGACTTGTCAGGGTTTTATTTGTTAGAGTCTGTGATCCAGTAAGAGTAGCCACCGTAGAATCAATAGCGAACGTAACTGTAGTGCTACTTGCAGAAGAGGCTAATCCAGTACCGCCAGCAAGAGTTAGAGACTCAGAATCAAGATCAATGTCAATAGAACCACTGTCTGTCGCAATATCCAAATCCTGTGCTGTGACTTGGGCGTCTACATAGGCTTTAATTGATTGCTGAGTAGAAACCTTAGTTGCGGAGTTGGAAGACATATCATCTTCGTCAAGTACAGCACTTCCTGAAACACCTGTATTAAATACCGGACTTGTTAGGGTTTTATTTGTTAGGGTTTCGGAACCTGTTAGTGATGCAAAACTTTCACTTTGTAGTGCTGTATTGAATTCTGCTAACGATCCTGTAAGAGTGTTAGTGCCTAAATCTATTGATTTATTTGTAAGAGTATCAGTCGTGGCCTTACCTACCAATGTATCCGTAGCATTGGGTAGTGATACAGTTCTGTCTGCCGTTGGGTCTACAACGGTCAGGGTAGTTTCATAGGCGTCATCAGTTGCGCCTTCAAATATGATGGTGGCGTCCTCCGCCATTGTCAGAGAGGTGTTGGCCGTCAGCGTCGTAAATGTTCCTGCTGCGGCAGAACTTCCGCCAATTACTGCACCATCAACTGTCCCCGCATTTACGTCAACAGAGTTGGATGTTTCTGGATTGACCGCTAACGTGATCCAAGCGTCATTCGCCTGATTTCTAATCTTTAGTAGATTTGCACTTGTATCAAGCCATAGTAATCCCATTGCTCTCGCGGCATGGCCGGAGGCACTTGTGTCTACTGTGGGTGCGGAAGATTTTGCAATCAGTACCTGAGTCACATCAGCTGGGCCTACATTATCCGTACCTGCTGGAAATTGCCTCTTGAGAACATCCTTAATTAGACGAAGATGATTATCGCCTTGGGATACATTGTCTCCCGCAAGCGGATTTGAGCTTACGAGTGCGCTAATTGTTGTTCCAGATTCTATTGCCATTATGGGTATCCACCTGTATTCATCACACGCAGCTCTGAGCCTGAGTGCCTGTCTTTATTATCTTGAGATTGAATATCGTCAATTGCCTGTTTGAATGCAATGCCCCACAATTGCACTCTTTGATCATTCATTAAGAAAGGTTCCGCTTCCAATAATGAACCATACAAATATACATCAGGATTATTAGTAAGCATATCATTTGTCGTTGCTGAGTCAGACAGGGCAGTAGTTTTTTTATAATATAGCATTGAAGTCGTATAGACAGCATCAGGATTTGGCCCCAATCTCACGTTATCCGCTATAATTGTAAAAACTTGAGGCTTAGATTTACTACTACCAGCTTGCATTCTCGACATCATCTCTGGCGTAATGTAGGCCAGTGGTGTTATTGGATCAGTGGACAGGTGAAACTCTTTCATCTGAACAAAACCCGTAGGTAATGAATATTCCCTTGTTCCTGCGACAGTAGAGAGTGCCGTAGAGACAGTTTCCATATCTCTGATTCTCAAAATACGGTTAAATCTAGCCTCTGCCAAAGTTATAAACTCTGGTATTCTGTCTGATAAATCAGATCTGTCTAACCAGTTGGCCACCGCTGTCTGCAAAGTGGCATACGTGTTTATCGCCATTATTTACTCAGTTCTGTAATATAAACCGACGCCGTACCGGAACCTGTAATCGCCGCACATTTATCTGCCTCACTTACCCTAAAAAAGTAAGGAGTGGCAGCCGCAACATAAACTGAGGCCGCTACCGTCGCAGTGGGTGTCCCTTCAAACTGAATAAAACACGCAGCGGTAGCCGTTACCATTACAGTCTGTACCTGAGTTGCAAATGCAGACGTTCTGGTAGTGCCGCTAGTTGTAGTCGCAGAT